GGAGGGGTGGGGTTCATGCGCTCGTGGCTCACCACACATCCTCCGAAAATAGGCCGTGCGTTGGAGCGGTGGGCTCGCGGACCAACTGACCCGCCTTCTGGGCAATTCGTAGGGCAGTCTTCCGCCGCGCCCATATCCCGCACTCGGTCACGAACCCCTGCTGGTCTGGTAGGATCAGCTCGTCATGACCTGACGCACGCGCGTGCGCCATAACGTCATGATGTCGGGCAGGCGGTGGGAGAGAAATCACCTCTCCGTTCTCAAGCCGCACCGCTGCGGCTGCGATCCGCATCGGCTTCATTCGATCCTCTCCCTCGCCGCGGGCGCGGCCTGGACGGTGGTGGGGGTGGTGCGGCAGTCGATGAAGAAGCCGAGGCCGCAGCGGGCTAGGGCAGTGTTTGCGACCTCGCCCATTCCGAGCAGGACGATGCCTGTGCCGGGGCTTTCTCCGCGCGTGCCGTCTGGTCGAATGAACTTCGTCTTGCCGCGCGGGAACAGCATCGTCTCCGCGCGAATTGCCACGTCATGGAACCAACCGGCCGAGGTGCGCGCCGCGACTAGGGCGATACCGTTGCCGTGCTCCATGAACTTCTGCAGCCACGGCACCTGCCCGTTGCGGCCACCGAAGGGCGGGTTCATCCAGACGAGGCCCGACCATCGCGAGCGCAGACCATCATCCTCGATGGTGTAGACCTTGCGCGCCGGCACCCAGTGATGCGGGCCAGGGCTGCACGGATCGAGGTCGAAGATCACGCCGAACGCGTCGAAGAACTCGGGCGGCGTGTACCAGTCGTCAGTTGCGCCGACGCATGGCTCGTGCTCGCTCACGTCACCGCCTCCAAATCCGAAATCAGCCGCCCGACCTTCTCCAGTGCCTCGTCGGCACCTTGCGACAGCAGATCCAGCACGTCCGGCGTCTCGTCGGTCTGGTGGCCGCGCTGCAGCCGGAGATGCGCGGCACCCAGCGCGCTCTCCATGCGGTCCACCAGCAGGCACAGCGCCGCGTGACGCTGGCTGGCGCGCTGCTGGGCCGCCTCGTGGTCCGCGTAGGTGTGCGGGGCGCTGAGGTAAACGCGTCGGCGGGGAAACGGGGTGATCGCGTTCATGAGCCATCTCCGTCGAGCAGCGCCTGCAACTGGGCCACGATCCGGTCCAAGCCCTCGGCGCGTTCCCGGTCTTCGTCGGGCAGGTTGTGCCGTCTGTGGCCGTTCTGGTGGGTGATGGCTTGGCGCGCGGCGCTGATCTCGCCAGCCACGTCCTCAATGCCGCTCCGCAGGCGTGTTAGCTCAGTCTGGAGGTCAGCGACCGGGTCTTCGTACCCGCCCCAGTGCAGGCCGTCGTTCGTCACGCGTCCCATGCTACCGCCCCTCCGTGCCGCGCTGCGTGTCGGGCTGCGACAGGTGGCGGGCGGTGAGTTTGGCCCTACGCCGCTCAATGACGTGCAGGCGCGCGTTGATGTAACCAACACGCTTGCGATCCCACGCGGACGTGTGGCCAAGCTTCGTGAACCACTGGATGCCAACGCCGTGGAGCACGTGGTCGTCGTCGCATCTGCGGACCGCCCTGATCCAAGCGGCCAGGTCCCTGCGCTCGGAGGTAAGGAAGACACCTGGGCCATCCGGGTTGAACACCCGGCGGGGAGGCCGCCAGCCCATAAAGGGGCCGCTCACCGCCCGCCTCCCGTCTGCTCGTCGCGGGCGGCGCTGGGGGCGAGGGCGGTGTCGATCTTGTCGATCCAGCCCCCATACGAGCCGGGTTGTTCGTCCTCGATCTCCATGGCTTCCATTCCCCCGCGTAGCCATTCCAGCGCCTTCCGCATCACCTCCAACCTGTCCTCCGCAGCAATGCGTGCCGCGACCTCCGCATTCAGGGACGAGAGCAAGTTGCCGTTTTCGTGCTTAAGCGCCTCCACCTCCCCGTCGCCGGGCGCGGCAGGGCGGGGGGCGGTGAGCCCTTCAATGAGTGCAGCCTCAATGCCCTCAAGAGAGGTATGCTGTAGCCATTCAGTCTGTTGGAGGCGCTCCAACACCCGAACATTGATGCGCCAGCCGCCTTTCGCTTGGTCCTCCGTTGGTTTCCACTCAACCGGCACCACCACGCCCTCGCCCGGCGGGTTGTCGGCGCGGGTGAGGGGGTAGAGTGGCGCGATGTAAGTCCAGCCACGGTCAGCCGCGTCGATGGGGTCGAAGTAGCTCCCATCAATCCACCACCATCCTGGCGCGTCTTCGGTTTCCCACTTACCGATGACTTCGCCCCCGGCGGTATTCAACAGATGCGCCGGAGCCTCCGCGTGCTCCGCAGGCGGCTTCAGATCGTCAGACATGGGCGGCCTCCCCCACCCGCGCCTTGATCACGTCCCGCGCCAGGTTGGCGACGCGCAGCAGAGCCACAGCGTCCGCGATGCGCCCACGATCCAGCGCGTCCACGCCGTGCCGCTCGATCTCTGCGACTGCGTCACGGGCGGCGTTGAGGGCGGACCATTGATCGCCGGTGAAGGCGATGATGCGAGTGCACATGATCGGGGTCATGACTGCACCTCGCGGGCGCGGAGCATCGCGTCGGCCTGTGCATAGGCCCACTTCGCCTTGCTGGTGAACACGTCGGCCGTAGAGAACGTGCCCGGCGGCGACCATGTGCCAATTGCAGTGAGCGCCTGGCCCGCGAACCAGTCGCGCAGGGAAAGCCCAGGGTGGCTACCGAACACGGCCTCGTTCTCGGTCGTCTTCAGCATGTTCATCGAGATCGGGAACGCCGGCCCGCCATCCTTCGGCGCGCTCATGCCGCCCCTCCAATCTTCTCCAGGATCGCGTCCACGAACTTCACGTCCGCCTGCGACTGCGCCTCTGCGCCGCGGCGATTGCGGCCACGGTGCTCGGCCACCTCGGCGTTGAACTGCGCGCGGCGCTGCTCCAGCTCGGCGACAAGCCAGCGGTGTTCCTCCGGGGTGAGGGGGTGGGTCACTGATCTTCTCCCTCGTAGGCGTCACCGCGGTCCTCGTCCGTCACCAGCAGCGCCAGTGCCGCGGTGACGGCCTCGTTGACCTGCTCGGCGAGTTCTGGCCGATTGCTCGCAAGCCAAGCGCGCTGCTTCACCACAGCCGGGTCAGCAGTGATGGCCTCCAGGGTCTCGGCCGTGTCGGCCTCCTGGATCCGCCTCACCAGATCCCGAGTGCCGTCCGCCGCCTTGTCCTGCTTCGGCGCATCCCGCAGAGGCTCGACCACGTAGGCCGCCTTCCGTCCGCGCGTGGCGGTCAGGGCGAGGGGGCGGCGCTTTTCCAGGTGCGACATGGCGCGAATACGAATGCCGCCGACCTGCAGGCCTCCGAACTGCACGTCCGGGTCGCGGTACAGGACCATGCTGCGGCCGACATACTTGCTGGCGTCCGGACCCCAGATTGCCACCAGCACGCGGCGCATGGACTTGCAGGGCTTGTAGGGCTTCCCCGCGTCGCCCTCGAAGTGGAGGGTGGCCGGCTGCTCGTCGCGCGGGCTCACCGACACCTTGCTGACCGTGATGGTAAGGTCGCGCCCCATCAGGTCGTCGGCGCTGAGCTGGTCCGACTTGGCCGCGATGGTTTCGGTCATGTCTATCACGCGAACATCTCCTGTTCGATCCGACGTTCGGTTGGGATGAGCCGGGCCTTTGCCTCGGCCAGCTTCTCGGCGTAGCGGTCCACCAGCGCCTGGATGCGCTGCTCAGCGGCTTCAGCGGCTTCGAGAATGGCGGCCTGGACGCGCTCGTCGGGGTAGACCCGCAGCGTCACCATCGGCATGCCGCCGCAGAAGCTGATGAAGTCGAGCCACTTGCGCTCGGACACCAGCAGCCCCGTCTGCACCTGCAGGAGGTAGTCGTCCGGCACGGCCAGATCCGCGATGGTCTTGATCTGGAACTTCTGCCGGCGCGACTTGCACTCGATCAGGCCGTCATTGCCGACCAACCCGTCCGGCGAATAGCCGAGCGTGTAGCCCCAGCGGTCATTGGTGATGAAGCCAACCTCTTCGACCGGAGCGTAGTGCTCGGAGTAGAGTTCCCGCGCCGCGATCTCGTCTTCCATGCCGCGGAGCATGTCGTCGCCGATATAGTGGGGCTCGACGTGCTGGGTGATCCGCTGGGCCGCTAGTTCGCAGAGGTGCGCCCGCTCCTTATCGTTGCTGGCCGGCTTGAGCGTCGTCGTGAGGATCAGCTTCATCTCGGACGCGGTGAAGATGCCGCACCGGGCCTGCAGCCACTCTTCCGAACCCTGCACGAGGTCGCGGTGGTAGGTAATGCTCACGAGAAAGCCCCCGCCAGCCACGCGTAGACGATCAGCAGCACCCCCACGCCCACCCAGACCCCAGTCGGCGACGTCGCGATGTGCAGCAGCGCCGCACGCAGCTCCGCGCGCTCACGGCGGCGGACTAGGGCCGGGTCCTTCCACGAGGGGAGGGGAGCGGGGGTGCGCTTCGGCCCGGGCGACGTGACCGCCATGTAGGCGCGGTACTGCTCGGGGATGGTGAGAGTGTCGGCAGGCATCGGCCCCTCCATCGGCGCAGCGGGTGGCTGCGGTGGTCTTGTCTGCTCAGTATCACTAAGCAGACCGGCGGGCGCAAGAGGAAAGTTTAGGGACGCTAAGCAGAGAGTGAACTGAAGACCCCGCCGGCCGAAGCGGGAGGTTGGAGAAACCCGGGCAAAGCTAAGCCGTTTTACGCGGGCGCCTGCCTGATCAGGGGGCGCGGACCTCGATTTTCGGACAGTAGGAACTCGCCCGGCCTGGACCATCCCGGCCGGGCTCTCTTTGTCCGCCCTACCTACGAAAAGCCCCGCCGGTCAGGGCGGGTGCAAAGGGCGGTGAACTCTTTGGTTGGATTGGGAGCGTCTTCCACGTCGTGGGTCTGGTGGACGCTGGCCGGATGAGGGGAGGCTGCCGGTGCCTTATGCGAAACTGGGTGCTGTGGCCTGATGATCAAGGCTCCGATGAAACACTCTGTTTCAGTAGAAGGAAAATAATGCGAGACGCCCTGTAGAAAGTACAGAAAGACAAGCAGGCCACGAATATCCACACTGTTAAATAGGCCGGCCTTAGAGGATGGTTTTCACTTGCTGTCGGAACAAAGAAGGCTGCGAGTGACAGCGCCGCAAGGCCAGTTGCAACAAATAGAGCCACAGCCAGATAGGAGATGATGTCTCCCATATGGCCGGACTTCACGAGCAGTTTGTAAAGCTCAGTGTCTTTGATGGTCAGGATGATAGCTCCTGCGGCGCCAATGAAGCCGGCGAATACTGATGCTACGGTAGCGGCCGTTCCAAATAGACCATCTGCAGACGAAGGGAACGGAGATCCCAAATAACCCCAGGTGAAGGTCACTATAACAGCGATCGGCCAAGGCCAAATGCGTTCGGCGCGAAGGCGCCAACTTGACCTTGCGGCGTCAGATCTGGCCACTGCCAGCCCATTCATCGTAGGCGCTCTTGATTGCGATCATGCGATCGGGAAGGGGGATGCGCTTGCGGCTTGCTGACGCCACTCCGCGCTCTGCGGTAAGCTGCGCGCCGAGAAGATCCAGCGGCTGGGATGGCTCATTTTCGTCCTCCGCACCATGAACCTTAAGATAAGTCAAGTCGGATCCAAGTCCCAGTAAATCAGTAACTGTCGACTTCACTTCCTGTAGATCGAATGATCTAGATCGGCCGGATGAAAGCTTGACAGTCATCTCTTGCGAGTTTCCTAAAATTGGCCCTTTCAAGACCTGTCCGACAGACGGCCTGACTGTGTGGGTGCTTGCTAGTGCCCCCGGCACATAGACCTTAAATTCCATGCGTCGGATTGCCGCTAGCTTCGACAACCTTGTGAAAGCGTCGTTACGTACGACTGGAACCAGCGCAAGACTGCTGATTGGCGCGAGCATCTTTGTGCGAAAGTCGAATGCCATGGACTGGAAATATTGCTCGATCGCTGCGTTACGTGGCCCGTAGTGGTTAAATTGCACTGCAATCGTGGACCGTCCTGCCACAAAATAGGCAGCAGTCTCTTCGCCAAAAAATTCATCGGCATTTAGGTTGAAGTCCTCGTTCGGCGCGTCCCTTGGCGCTCGTCCAGGCCCTGTGTGCCGAAATTTGGTGAAGTCTAGCTCCCAAATGCCATTACCGACCTTCGTTATACTTTTGAGGCTTATTTCGCCTGACGCCGTGTAACGAAGGCGATCGCCAATTGGCAGAGCGTCAATCTCGGCGAGGAGGTCAGCTAACGATCCGCCGATTACATCAACCTTGAACGCGAAGATCTTCACTTCCCTCGCTCCCCTTGGGTCATCTCGTGTGCCCTGCGGCCCGGGGGGGTCACTCCCGTTCCCCCGTGTCTTTCTTCCCCGGCCCCAAGAGCAGCAGTGGCGCGTCGCTCCCGGGCAGGCCGGCGTCCTTCGCCATGGCGCGAACCACCAGCAGGACAGCTTTCCTCCGGTCCGCGTCCAGGGCGTCCCAGACGCGCAGCACCTCGGCGCGCTGAGCTGGGCCAGGGCTCCGGCCGGGCAGCCTTGTCGCACCCACCTGGTCAGATCCTCCCGTAAGCGTCTCCAGCGGCACGCCCATGACCTGCGCCATCCGCTGCAGGGTTTCGGCGCCCGGATCCTGGGACCGGTTCTTCAGGAACTTCCGAACGTAGGTTTCCTCGCGCCCCACCGCCAAGGAGAAGGCACGCATGCTGGTGCCTGTCCTCTCGAGGTAGGCTCGGATAGCTCGCGTGACAGGCGAATCCGAAGTGTCGGGCATTTGCGCAACATTCCCCGCGCCGAGGGCGCTGGGTAGCGGGCCAAAATTCCCTTGCAACCAGGGATTGAATGCCCGATGGTGCGCGGCGCAGATGCTTGAAGACATGCAGTTCCTGCTTCTCGAAGCCGGCAACACGCTGCTCATCATGCGTGTCCGCACCGTAACGTTAGGGCATCAATCCTAGACAGATGGGAACTCGGGGCCGTACCTTCGCGTGAACGAATCGAGAACGGACCCCGACTGCATGGGACACGCTTTGAAGCGCAACGACGAGGATCCTGATCAGGAAAGCGAGACTAGGCCCTCAAACCTTTGCATTTTTCCGCGGCGGCTGCGTTTCGTCACCCTGACCTGCGCCGCCACTCGCTGGGACACGGACCATGCGCAAAATGACGCGTCGATCCTCAGCAGGCAGCCGGCGCCAACTGGTCAGGAGTTCCATCTCTTCCGCATCCTCGACGAGCTGACCAGCGAACGGACCTCCCGGGCCGAAGAAGGCTTGGGCAGAGACGCCGAAGACCGCGCAAATGTCGATAACTCGCGCCGGGGTCGGGCGGGTCGCGCCTAACTCCCACTGAGCCACGGCGCCTGGTGACACGCCGAGAGCTTTAGCGAGCGCACGTTGGGTCAAGCCCATGCGCATCCGCTCTGTCCGGACGAAATCGCTTAGTTCCATTGCGCGAGGGTGCCAGCGGGGCCGCTTACTGGCACTGAGCAAAGGTCTTGCTTTCGTCTGCTCAGTCGCGCTAAGCATGAGCCATGAACGGCATGGACCTACTCCGATCCCAGCGGGGATTGATGGCACGGGTGGCGAAAGGCCTCGGTCTGACGCGCGCCGCTGTCGCGACCTGGAAGCGGGTTCCGGACATTTACCTGAAGCAGGTCTCGGACCTGACGGAGATCCCGGCCGCTCAGCTTAGGCCCGACCTCGCCGAAATGTTCGCCGAGAAGGCGGACGCCGCATGACCTGCTTCCACGCCCTCGGCCTTCTGGCCGGTCTTTTCGCCCTCCTCCTGGGAGCCCGATAGATGAGCGCCACCCTCGTTTCCTCCCTCTACCCGCAGCCGCCGCACGAGCTCGGCGCGGAGACCGACCCCGACTTGGCGCCGTTCGCTGGTGCGGTCCTCGGCTGCCTCATGGGCGGGCTTCTGCTGGCCCTCGTCGGCACCGTCGTGCGGCTGGTGGCCTGAGCGATGGGCGCCCAGTCGCAGCAGAACCGCGATCACGGCCTGGGCGACCGGGACAAGGTCGCCGCTCGGCGCGCTGAGGTGGCTCGCCTTCGCTCGGAAGGGTTGAAGAACCGCGCGATCGCGGACGCTCTGGGCATCCCGTACGGGATGGTTCGTCTGGATGCCTGCCGGCTCCGCAAGGCCGGGGTCGTGGTCCCGCGTGCTCGCGCCGTTGCCGTCCCTCTGCCGATCCAGAATGGATGCCGGAACCCGCTCTACGCGAAGCTGCGATACGACGCTGGCCTCCCGCGTATCGTCGCCGTCGCCGCCTGCCAGCAGGCTCCTCTTTCGGCCCAGACCCGTAAGCGGCGTCCCCGCCCGGTGCTGCAGGCCTTCTCCATCGGTGCGGAAATCCGTGCCCTCTACCCGCAGCAGCGAGGGGCAGCCTGCCAGGGCCGCCCCTCCGATACGCTGCAAGTGCTGAGTGAAGTCGTCGGTGTCCATGCCCCGAACATCGGCCATGGAGCCCGTGAATGTCCCGGTCAGAAACTGCCCGAAAGTTTCAGCGCATGAGCGCCGCCATCACCTTTGACGGCCCGCCCGTCGGCATCCGCGTGAGGGACTACCTCCGCAATCGCTATGGCGAGCTGCGCCATGCGCCCGAGCGTCTGGCTCGCGCTGCTAATGCCACGCCCCGCGCTGCGCGGAACTGGCTGGATGGCGAGTGCGCGCCCCGTCTCGACAACATCGTGGAACTCATGGCCGCCGATCCTGACTTCGAGACGGCCATTCTGGAAATCGTGCGCGGGCGCCGCGCAGTGAAGGAAGGCGTCTAGATGGCTTCAATCATCATCGAGACTGGGCGTGTGGGTTGGGGGCGCGTGAAGGGCGTCCTGTCAGGCCTGTCGCTCGGCTGGGTGCGCGTGACCTGGTGCCGCGGGTTCCTCGCCGACCGGCTCAGGGAAGCGGCCGACAAGGTGCGGGGGAGGCTGTGATCGTCGGCATCGACCCCGGCGCCCAGGGTGCGATCGCCTGGATGACCGACGACGGACATCTGGTCGAGGTTGCCGATCTTCCGACTGTTCTGGAGGTGGTCAGCGGCAAGAAGCGCACCCGGTTCGTGCCCGAGCTGTTCGCGGACATGCTCGCTTGCGAGGGGCGCCGGCCGGTCCATGCCTTCCTAGAGCAGGTCAATGCCATGCCTGGCGGCGGCGAGCGCAAGATGGGCGCCACCAGCGCCTTTACCTTCGGGATGGGCGCAGGGCTACTTCGCGGCGTGCTGGTCGGCATGGGTATCGGGCACACACTGGTTCCCCCGGCCACATGGAAGCGTGACCTCGGCCTCAAGAAGGACAAGGACGCCGCCCGGGCTCGTGCGTGCCAGCTTTGGCCGGGGGCCGCCGGCAACTTCGCTCGGGTCAAGGACGATGGCCGCGCCGAGGCGGCACTGATCGCGCTCCACGGATCCGGACGCCTGCATGGCTACGGGAAGGCCGCAGCATGATCAAGCGCCTACCCCGCGACCTCCGCTGCGATGAGCCCGACTGCGACGCCCAGGTGGCCGTTCGGGTGGGGTGCGAGCAGCGCTGCTATCCGCACGCCCTGGAGCGCGCGAACGAGAACCGCCGAGCCCAGGGACTGCCGCCGGTCTACGTGGACGAGCGGGGTGCTCCGCATGTCTGCCACTGACGCGCCTGAAGCTATCACGGTCAAGACCCTTCGCGGCATGCTTTCGCAACGGTGCGAAATGGCAGGCGGGCAGTCGGCCTGGGCCAAGCGCCACGGCATCCCTCCTTCCGTGGTCTCCGAGACGATCCACGGCAAGCGTGATCCCAGCCCGGCAGTGCTCAACGCCATGGGGCTGATGAAGGTCGAGCGGTTCATTCCCATCAAGCGAGGCGCCAATGGCTGACGAGGCCGAGACGAACACGGACGTAGGCGGCATCGCTGCCGAGCGACTGCGCTCCATCATCGAGCGCATCGAACGCCTGGAGGAAGAGCGGAAGTCCCTCGGCGACGACATCAAGGACATCATGGCCGAGGCCAAGGGCGCCGGCTTCGACGCCAAGATCATTAAGCAGATCATCCGGATCCGTAAGCAGGAGCCGGATGAGGTGCAGGAGCAGGAGACGCTGCTCGATCTGTACCGCCGCGCCCTGGGCATGTGACGCGAGCATGAGCGACGTCCTCTCACCATCGGATCGGCTGAAGCGGGTCGCTGACGATTACGTCGGCGGCCAGCATGTGCCGCTGCCGATGGTCGAGGACATGCGGATCCTCTGCAAGGTCCGCGGCCTGCTCTCGGCTCGCGACGCCCAGGTGCCGGTTTCGGTGAAGGAGCACTTCCCGGCATTCTCGCCTGAGGTGGTGGCCTGGGTTGAGGCCGGGCTGCGCGAGGCGCGTGCCGAACGGATCAAGCTCGGGATGGCAACTGCCCGGGACTACGCCGTGGCCTTTCTGCAGTCGCTGGAGCGCCAGGACCCCGACTGGCAGCTCGGGGAATGGGCCTGCGCCATGGACGCCCCATTCGTCCTGCTGAACCTGTTCGACCGCCGCTACAAGCACGGCGATGGCTGGGCCCTGATGGAGTGGGCGGCAGCCCGGATGCTTATCCGCGTTGATCTGGCCAGCGGCGCCTGGACTGCGAAGCCGGTCGAGGCGGGGCGCCACGATCCCACGATCGCCGCCGGCCACAACTACGGGGACATGGCCGCCTGGCGCTGGTCGATCAAGCGTGGCTCCGCGCTGATCCGCCTCGCGAAGCTGATCGAGAAGGGCCGCGCCGCATGAGCGCCGATCCGTGGAGCGAGGCCGAGGCCCGCAAGAAGGCGGCGCAGGTGGGCGCTACTGCTACCGAGGCAGCCGATGCCATCAAGGCGACCGCAGAGGATGGCGGGCTGCGCGTCGGCCGTCTGCTGGTCAAGACGATCGCCGATGCGAAGGCGGCGCCGGCTCGGGACTACATCGTCAAGGGCTTGTTCTACGCCCGCGAGTTCAGCGCCATCTACGGGCCGCCCGCCTCCGGCAAGTCCTTCATGGGCAGCCACATCGCCTATGCGGCGGCGCAGGGGAGGGAGGTTTTCGGCCGCCGCGTGAAGCAAACCCGCGTGCTCTATGCCTTCCTGGAAGGCGAGGGCGGCGCCGACAAGCGCCTGGAGGCGCTTGCCAAGGAGTTCGGGGACTGCCCCGACTTCTGCTACCTGGCCCAGCCCCTGAACCTCCATGACGACCAGCAGGCAGTGGCCGAGCTGATCGCAGCAGCCAAGGCGATCGGCGCGCTCTGGATCATCATCGACACCCTGAGCCGGGCGATGGGCGGGGGCGACGAAAACGGCCCCGAGGGCATGGGCAAGATCCTGGCCGTGTTCTCTGAGGTGCGTCACGCGACCGGCGCCCATGTCACGGTCATTCACCACACAGGCAAGGATGTGACGCGCGGCATGCGTGGCCACAACAGTCTGCATGGCGCCTGTGACTGCGAGCTGGAGATCAGCAGGCCGGAAGAGGATGGGCCGCGCCTCCTGAAGGTCGCGAAGGCGAAGGACGACGCAGACGGCGAGAAGCAGGGCTTCAACCTGCGTCGCGTCGTGCTGGGCGTGGACGAGGACGGGGACGACATCAGCACCTGCCTGATCGAGCCAACCGAGGCACCGAAGGGGAAGGCAAAGGAGGCGAAGCCGACCGGGCAGGCCGGGCAGGCCCTCGACATCCTTCACGACCTGATCGCCCGGCACGGCGCCACCCCGCCCGTCAACGAACAGATCCCGGCCAACACCAAGTGCGTCAGCCTGCGGGTGTGGCGCGAGCACATTTACAGCCGGCTCCTCACCGACGCGAAGCCAGACGCCCAGCGCCAAGCCTTCAACCGCGCCACCCAAGCCCTCATCGCCAAACACCAGGTCGCCAAGTGGGGCGACTTCGTGTGGCCCGTTCGGGAGTAGAACGCCCCATGAACAACCGTGACAACCGTGACATTGGCCGTGACGTCACACCCTGTCACAGCCCCCTTTCGACCGTGACAAACGTGACACCCCCCCTATGGGGTGTCACGGTGTCACGCCAGGGCCGGGACCGTGACATCGGTGGGGATGTCACGTTCGCAGCGATGCGAAATGCCGCCCGTCAGACGCAGGCCGCTCACTGATGGCCGGCGTGAACAAGGCCATCATCCTCGGCACTCTCGGCCGTGATCCCGAGGTCCGGAACTTCCAAAACGGCGGCAAGGTGGTGAACCTGCGGGTCGCCACGTCCGAGAAGTGGAAGGACAAGCAGGGCGAGGCCCAGGAGCGCACCGAGTGGCACTCGGTGGCTATCTTCAACGAGAAGCTGGGTGAGATCGCCGAGCGCTACCTGAAGAAGGGCAACCAGGTCTATCTGGAAGGCCAGCTCGAGACCCGTAAGTGGACCGACCAGCAGGGGGTGGAGAAATACACCACCG